CTATATCCTTATTCTTCTGAAAAGGTTGTAAAAGAAAACTTCGTTATCTATACAAAGTAGCATAAATAATAGGTATGGACCTATTAGAACAATTCGAAAGTCAAACACCAGCTGAATATAAAATAAGATCAGAAGAGGCATTGAGATGGTATCAACAACAAATGCGTGCTGTCAGAATCAATGCAAGAGAGTTTTATAGAACATCAGGTTTAAGAAAGACTAGAAGAATATTGACTGGTCGTTTTTATACTTACTATTATGAACCTAAGTATGCTGACACATTACCTTACTACGATATTTTTCCTGTTGTTCTAATTTTAGCTCACGATTCAAACTCTTTTATGGGTTTAAATTTTCATTACATACCACCAAGATATAGGGTTTTGTTATTGAAAGAATTATACGATTACGCAACTAAAGATGATGAAGATGCAGACGATATGACAACTTATATTCGTATTACATATGAGATATTAAGATCAGCTAAAAAGTTCAGGTGGGCTAAACCATGTTTGAAGAGATATAGAATAGACCATGTATTAGGACCTGCATTAGAGGTAACACCAGATCATTGGGATTCTGTTGCGATGTTACCACTAGCAAGATTTAAGAAAAAGAACATACGACAAGTATATCAAGAAAGTAGAATAAAGGCATTTGAATAATGACAGAATATAAAAGAGAAGCAAATAAACTAAGAATAGATAAGTTAAAATATAACTTTGATCAAGGTGCAAGACCAAACAGATACTATGTTCAGTTTGAGTGTCCTGCATTAGGCATAACAGATTCTACAGTGCCAGGCGGGTTCGGTGTCAGATGTATAAATGCAACATTACCTGGCAGACAATTAGAAGCAACTGATTCATCGACATACGGACCTCTTATAAAACACCCTTTCAATGTTTCAAACGATGGTCAAGAAGTCCAATTTACTTTTGCATGTGATTCTGGTTTTGCAGATAGATTTGTTATAGAGGCTTGGCAGTCAACAATTTACGCACCACAAGGTGATAATTTTGATGCAGATGAATCTTTAGGAAGTTCTGCTCACCCTATGTTTAATTATTACAAAAGTTATGTCGGCACAGTCACAATTTACACATTAACACAATCAGGCAGACCATCATTAGTATACACATTACATGAGGCATTTCCGATTAGTTTTGCGCCTCAACAATTAGCCTATGAATCATCAAATCAAATTATGACTTTTGAATGCACATTTGCATTTAGAACATTCGATACATTTTATGATAACCCGCCTAATTCTACACTACTAAATAGGGGAAGCAGATTTATAAATGCCCTACTAGGTTTGAAAAATCTAAGAAAGGGTGGTAATAAAGCGAATGATAGACTACAGAAATTTGCAGATAGACTTTCTAAGTTATCTGGTATATTAGGTGTAGAATCGGGAGGTGGGCAACCAGACACAACGCCTGATATAACACCTCGTGGTGGTGGCAGTCCGTCGTTTTAATAATTAGGAGAAATATATTATGCAATTACCAACACAATCGGCGCCAGAGTATAGTGCCGTTTTGCCTTTGACAAAAGTAGAGGTTAAATTTAGACCTTTTCTAGTTAAAGAACAAAGAAACATGTTATTAGTGAAAGAAGATTCTGATACTAAGTCCATGTTTAATACATTGATAACAATGTTAAAAAGTGTCATGTTATCAGATAATGTAAAGATAGAGAATTTACCTATGACTGATATTGAATTCTTATTTTTGCAAGTAAGAAGTAAATCAGTAGGTGAAACACAAGAATTAACATTGCCTTGTGTAAAAGAAGATTGCGATGGTCGAAGAGTTGGTACTATGGACATGAGTAATATAAATGTCGATACTACTGAAAGAGATGAAAGTAATATCATAGAGTTGAACGAAGATTTATCAATAGAATTAGAATTACCTAGTGCTACTAAAATGGTTTCAATTGCTGATTTAAGTGAAGACAAATTACTTAATGCTATCTTACTACTGAGCATGACAAAAATATATGATAAAGAGAATATCTATGACTTAAAAGATCATAGAGATTCAGAGATACAAGAATTTATAGACAACATGAGTGTTGAACAATTCAATAGTGTAAGTAGATTTTTTTCAAAAATACCAACTATTAGTGTAGAACTAAAAACAGTTTGTCAAAAATGTAAACACAAACATGAAGAATCAATATCAGGTTTTGCAAATTTTTTTTAATAGGCCTTTCTCATGAATCTGTAGCTAATTACTATCAAACTAACTTTATCTTAATGCAGAATCATAAGTATAGTTTGACAGAAATAGAAAATATGATACCTTGGGAAAGGGAAATATATTTAAAATTACTTGAACAACATGTTTTAGAAGAACAAGAACATATGAAAAAAATGAAACAACAAACTAAAAAAAGGAAATAATTATGGCTGAAAATACGGACACAAGTAGAAACGAAGTCGAAATAGATTTAGATAAGTATATGTCTCTCATCGATAAACTCGATGAACAAGAAGATAAAATCAAAGAAATGCAAGAAGAGGCCAAAAAGGCACGAGATCAACTTGCACCACCTAAGAGAAAGATGTTAGATTTATTTCTTGATGATAATGATATCAATGAAAAATCAATAATAGGTTTTATATCATTTACACTAATGACAATATTTGGTATTTGTGATTTAGTGACTGCATTTATGGGACAAGATTTAGTTATATCAGATACTATCTATACATCATTCGTAGTTGTGACACTAGGTGCCTTCGGAATATCAGAAGCAGGCAAGGCATTCGGAGGAAAATAAATGGCGACATTACCAATTCAAACTCTTGTAGCAAAGGGTTTATCTAATTCAAAAAGAATTAGAGCTATAGAAGCAAATACTGAGGCAAATGCCAATGCATCTAAAGAAATAGTCAAAGCTTTATCAAGTTTAGATGCACTCAAACCCTCAGGCGGTTCTAATGGTGGAAATGGTAATGGCAACGGTAACGGCAATGGTTCACCTAGTAAAGACGATTTAGAAGATGCAGTCAATACAGGTTTTAAAGATGGACTAGGTGACATTAGACAAGGATTTGCAAACCTAGGTGCTGGATTAGGACCTCTCAGAATTATAGTTGATTTTGTAAAAAATGTCGGAGATAAGTTGATGGCTTTATTCGGCATTATTAAAGGTCTAGGCAAAGTAATATTTTCTATACCAAAAGCTCTTTTTGGTTTTTTCAGATCAAGAAAGAAGAAAGATAAAATCGATAAAAAAAATGTTTTAGAAAACAAGAAAGCCACAGGCAAACTGACAAAAATGTTTGCCCTTTTAAAACCAGTTGCGATATTAGCTCTCATAGGTGCTATAAGTTTTGGTCTAATTAAATTATACAATTGGTTGGCAAGAAGAGGATTAGGTGATTACTTCACACGACTTGGCCAAAGTATTTCTGATTCTATATTAGATTTTAAAATCATGTTAGCAGAGGCACCATTCTTTGGTAAAAGTAGTGAAGCTGCCAAATTGAGAGAAGAGAAAGTAGTTAGAGCCGTAGAAAGACTTGATGAAAATTTATTTACAGTCAGACAAGAAAAAGACGAAACTGACGAAGATTTTGAAAAAAGAAAACTAAAAATGGTTGCAGATGGTAATGCTGTTATAGATGCAAATGGTAAAGCGATATTAGCTGGTGTAGCAAAATATGATATGATTGTAAATGAACTTACAGGTGTTGTTGATATGCCGACTCTACAAAGAATATTAAATGAAGAAAACACATTTGGAGACGGACTGTTAATAGACCCTACAGGAAGAACTGACTTTGCTAGAGAAGGCATTACCAAACTAACTATGGGCAAAGGTGAATCAGAAGGCACAGAAAAAACTTTAGATACATCAGCTAGTTTTTCTAAAGCTCTTAAAACCACTGGAGCTGAAAATGTTGAAACAGCTGCAATTCCAGGTGTTAGTTTTTCTGCATCAGATTTTGGTGATGACGGCACATTCAGAACTAATAGAATTCTTAAAGATCCTAGAAACGGTGAACCTTTCACATTAGGAACATTTACTGATTTCTTAAATGCTAACCTTGAAAAAGATGCTCAGCTTTCAGTAGCAGATGTTAGAACTGGATTAGCAAGACATCCCAACTTGAAGACTACGACCGATACAAATTCAAATACAGAATATGTTACCTTATCTGCTGTAAGTCGTGAAAGAGGTGGTGCAGACGCCAAGATGCTTGACGAAAATGTAAGTGATTATACAGGTTCAGATTTAGCTAGAGATATATTCAATTATGTTCCTGGTCTAATTCTTGATTCATTCGCACTTGTAACCGATACAGTAAGTTATGCTCTTGGTGGTGAATACGGAGACACTGCAAATTTCTTTGGCTCATCTGACGGAACATTTAGATATGGTTTTAACTCTGGCAGAGCTACGGAGTATGCAGAAGATACTGCTATGGTTAGTGATACATTGTTATCTCCTGATGAAATAAAAGAAATATTTATGAACAACGAGGTATCAGATTCATTTAGCGGCGACTTAACAATGACAGACCAAAGAGATTTACAGGGTAATCTCTTGAAATTAGACGAATTAGGATTTTTACAAGATGTTAAAAACATTATTAGATTTAATGAAAAATACGAAGGCGTTGACCCTAAAAATCCTTTCCCAATGAGGCCTAGAAAGAGAAAAGAATATTACAGAGATTTAGCTGATATTCAAATTTCAGGTGAAAGATTAAAAGCTCTTAAAGATCAACCTGCATTAAGAGATGCTGGTATCGGCGATGTTGCGATGAGCAATATAGTTCAAAATGTTAATGAAACATTTAATACATATGGTAATGTTGATGCAGAAGGCGGTGGTTTCGATTACATTAAAGAACACTCAATAGCCGAAGGCAGATACGGAAATCTAATCGACTAATCTTTATATTTCTTTTTTCTAGGAATTACTTTAGTTTTATCTTTATGCACCTGAGTAGATGCTTGAGGTGGTGTAACCTTTCTAGGAAAGATATTGTCCCATGCTTCTTGAAACTTATCGTCTGATACGATTTGAGGTCTTCGTTTACTTCCCTTACCCATAACGAGTGCCATCGTCCTTTTCGATAGGAGCATCGTAATAGTTTTTTAATGGTGGTTGATATGTCACAAAGATATAAAGCGCTCCTAAGATGAATCCTAACGCCAATAAAACTGACAGTAGGCGTCTTCTGATTATACGCTTTTCTCTTTTACTTCTCATTATCTTCTTCTATACGAATTCATTTCCGCTTTACGAAGTGCAAGTTTCTTCTTTCTCTTGATTGCTTGATTGCGTTGATTTCTTTTCATTGCAGGTTTTTCAAAGTATTCTCTATCTCTACATTCTTTGACAATACCTTTTCTATCACATGCCTTTTTAAATCTACGCAACATACGATCGAAAGATTCGACTTGTCTCGTTTTAGGATTCATTCTTGGTTTCACTTGTGTCATAATTTAATTATTAAGTGTGTAGTCGCCCCATACTCTTATAGCAACCTCGCTCTACACCAGATAACACCGCATCAGTTCTTGTTATCTTTTCCCCTACTATGATACCCCCATATCCACGGTCATAGTCAGTTGTAGCAAAACACGGACACATATTATATACTACAACTCCCTAATGAAACTTACTCAGTAGCAAGTTTCTTAAAGTAATCCATCGCTTCGTCTCCCTCTGAATCACCAACTGTGGAAGATTCTGCTGATGCGATTACAGGTTCTTCTGCCACTGCATCAGTATTTACGCCAGACCAAGGCACTTCTTCAAGGTCTTCTGCAACTGACTCAGCAGTAGATGTGCTTACCTCACCAGATAAACCTAATACTCTATCAAGTTTTTCTTTCAGTTCGTCATAAGACTTGAACTGGTCTGGTGCAATAATTGAAGATAAAGGATTCAGCGTAGTATATATATCATTCAGCTGATTTTCATCTTCAAAAAGTGGTGCAGGACTATCAAACTCAGACTTGTCATAGTTCCAGTAACCATCGACTTTTCTGATTTTAATTTTAAAGTTTGCACCCTCGCCTCTAAGATCAAAAGGATTTATGGCAGCTTCGTCTTCAAATGCTGGTGAGATTGCCTCTTTCAACATTTCAAAGATTTTCTTACCGTATCGGTACATGAATACCTTTCCTTCGTTCTCGGGATGTTTAGGGTCTGAAACAACATAGATGTTAGACACATAATGAAGTCTACGCTTCTGTTTACGAGCCTGTTCTCTGTTTGCTTCGATGTTAGTGTTCCACAACTGAGTGTTGTATTCACTAACAGGATCATTTTTACTAAGAGTCGTTAAAGACTTCTCAATATACCAACCGCCAGGTCCTTGGAAACCATGGTCGAAGTAAGACACCCATGGCATCTCTTCGTTTTCTGGTGTTGGTAAGAATCTAACTATTGCATAACCATTACCTGATTTATCAAGTTCTGGTTTCCAATATTTATCATCATCGTAGGATTTTTTCTCACCTTGACTAGGTGATGCAGACTCCATTGCCTGCCTTAATTTATCTAAAGATGTAGACATTGTATTATACTCCTTATTGCATTGTATCGCATTGTATTTGCATTGTATCGCATCTTATTAAAGTTCAGATTCAAAGCACGCCGTGCCAAGAATCCACCTATCTTCGATATTTAATCGAGATACTATATCAGTATATTCGATTTTATCGAATCCGTCAATAGAGTTTTTAAAAAATAACTCTACATCTGGATAGTCCTTATTTATGTGTTCTAACAGTGCAACAAATTGTGCCTGTTGTGGTCTTCCCACACCTGAGTTTTCTTCTGTATACACTTTATTATAAGTATAACAATCATCAGGTCCATAAATGTTCTGTAGATCACCGTATTGTAATGAATCATAACCTGCAAGACATATCTTCTTATGACCATGATGCACTGCATAACCTAATGCATAGATGCCACAAAAAGTGTTCTTGAGCAATTCATTTGTATATATAACTATGTTGTTTGCCTCCGCAGAGGAATATCCAATCATATAAGTTCTCTGTCCTTCGCCTCGATAGTCTTCCCCTTGCACTACAAATCTATCATCCCCCTCGACTCGATTTTCAATCACTTCACCTGGCAATCCGTGTTTCATAATGTCGAACATTTCCATAGGCAGTTCGTTCCATTCTCCGACACAAACAGGGTGTTTCTTGTAGTATTGGTCTGTAATCATTTCGTTTTGTGGGGCGACATCTTGCACGAATAATAAATCAGGTGTATGGTCTCTGTAAACCATATTCATTCCCCACCAGTTGTCTAGTGTTTCTAAATCTAAGTCTTTACGACTTGGTCCGTTTCCTACTAAGTAGAGCATAGTTCTATTAATTTCTTTTTGTATTTGTTCTTATCAAAATATAAGAATGATTTGTATTTGTCTATTCTATGATGCACACCAGGATATACAATGTTCTCTGATATGAGTTTCTTCCATGACTTACTGTAGTCTGTAATCTCATCTAGTATACACATAGTTTCGAGAGATATTTTTTTACCTAAAAATTGTTTGAGTAAATATGGGTGTTGACCACCTGTGCAAGTAAGAACTTCTTGTATTGTTTTCTTTTCTAATAATTGTTTTACTTCTTGTTCAAACATGTGTGATAGTTTTTGTCTTCTCTTACGCCAATCAGTATATCTCTCTTCTGCTTCTCGTTCTAGAAGTTCACCTGCCCAATAATCACCTTGTGATAAGTTTGCAATGTAGAAGTCTATGAGTTTATCTTTGTATTTTCTTGCTAGTTTGGCAAAGTGAAACTTGTCTTTTCGTTTCATGAATGAAGACAAGTCTGCCTTTACATGACCATTGTATTGATTAAAGTTATAGTTCTCACTATTAAAATGCAACTTCATCGCAAGATACAATTGATAACTATCATATCCTTCTCGACTCGACATTACTTATTCACTATAATCTTTTTCTTTTTTGGCACTTCGATGCCACTGACTGCCGTATTATATGCAGACACGATATCATCATTTGTTTCTGTCATGAATACATAATTTTGTATTGATACACTTGTAGGGTTGACACAACCTGTGACACAAATACCTTTAGCAAAACCCATTTTGCCTTCTGGTGTATTCACGATAATTCTAGGGTCTGCTAATTCAACACAATCGTGTCTATTAGAAACTAACTTACCGATATACTCACCGCTTACAGTGATTACTGATACGATATCTCCTTCTTTCATAATTACTCCTTACTCATAAAAGTTGTCAAAGAACCTCGACTGGCCTTTTGACGATTAATTAATTTTAAACTTTCTGCCTCTGCTTCAAGTTTCTCTCTAAGAGGTATTGATAATAATCTCTTAGCTCCTTCTGGTTCTACATTATTAACTTCGCAGACTTTAAGTATTGCACTCATTACATCTGTTCTATTACCTATTATAAGTCTTTCAACTTGTTCTGTAAACTCTTTTCTTGTTATCATTTTTTAAACTCTTTTTCTCTAAACCACAAATTGAAAGCATACTTCTCTCCTTCTAATACAGGTAAACCTGCATGTAAAGATTTTATTTCTCTCTTTGTTGTATTAGGTTCAACATTCCACCATACGATGATACTGCCTCTTCTAGGTTGAATGTTTACACCTAGATGACTGAAACCAGTTTCACCTCCTTTTGGCACATCTCTTAAATATCCTAAAACAGTAATCAATCTTTGACCACCATTCTTTGTATATTCCTCATTAAATCCAATATCACTTTCATCAAAACTATCATAATGATATTTGTATTCTTGACCAACTTTGTAATGCACAACTTGAAATGGCTCTGCATTATCTAAAGGCATTCTTACCATTTCTGATATACGATCTGCGACACCTTTGATTATTGGTGAAGCATCATGTTTCAACCAACTATTTGAACCTGTCCTTGCTTCAAGTTTTTGACCTTTACCATCTTTACTTGCAACTTTCGACCTTTTCATATTCTGCCAAGTATGTGCAAGTATTTCTTCGCATTCTTCTTCTGATATGAAGTCATGCACGACTGCAACCATTTGTTTATCGTTGTCATAGATGTGTATCATACGCCGTAAAGATTCCTATATTGTGTTCTAAGTCCGTATAATTCTTCTACATGTTCTTTAGGGTCAGAAACAAATAATTGAAATGTATTCAAACCCTCGACTGCCACGATGGCACATATCTCTTCTATTGCATGACCTGTTAGTTCTTCGACCATGATTGCATATGCAGTCATTTGTAGATACCATGGTTTCGCCATGTAATCTTGTTTTGGTTTTGAACTTGATTTAAAATCTATAATCGCTAGTGAATCATTTGCAATGCCGATACAGTCAACACGACCTGCCATTTGTAATTCATGAGAATACAAAGGTGCTTCAAGAGCGACAGGTATGATATCATCTAAAACAGGTTGAACTGCCTTGAACATTTGTTCTTGTAAGATATTATCAAACTCGATAAAGTCTTTTTCTTTTCTGAGATAATCTTCTACATGTTGATGAAATGAGGTGCCTCGTTTTGTTGCTCTCTTAGTTATTTTATTGGCCTCTTTTTCACCAACTCTCTCTCGCCATAATTTGATTTGTTTCTTTGAGTGAAGACCAACAACTGTGGTTACACTAGGATATTTCATATCATCTTCACCAAGATAATATCTTTTACCCTCGTGATTAACTGTTTTGAGTTTTATGTTTTCTAAATCTGTAAGTTCTAACAGATTAGTCTTCAATTTTGTCATAATGTATTATACTATTTTTTGTTTTGTAATGCAATGTGTTTCTTAACAACTTCTTTTGTTTTGATATCCTTTATAGATTTGTTTTGATTGAGTTTAGAACCTGGATGTCCTTCACCTATTCTTGCTAACACTTCTTTAAAACCTGCATCTGTTTTTACTCTATCGCCATGACCACCAATAATTTGTGGTGCAGTTATTTGTTGCAACAAATGTGGATTGTTTCTTTTGAATTCATCTAAATCTTTATAAGACATGAAGTGTTCTTCAAGAACACCTGTCTCAGTATTTAAAAAGTCATAACTTGGCATCTAATTCTTTCACCTTACTTTCTGCAATTTCTAAAACTGTTTTCTTATTATACCAAACACCTGAAAAGATTTGTGTATTTCTAAAACCAAAATCAGGATCGATTGTTTCTATAATGTATCTTGGTATACCGACAATTGATCTATCTTTGAATACTCTGACATCGCCGTAATTCTCTACTAATACTCTCATGCTACTCCTTGATAACCTTGCCACCAATCTGGTGCAGGTCTTTTCCACTCCCACTTTGCAAACGGTTTTGCCATGTGATAGTAATTTCTATATGCCTGAACTGCATCACCCTCTACGATACAATCGGGATAATGAGACATTGCTTGTGCGAACTCTGTAAGATCACCGTCAGGTATATTTCTTGGTGGTTGTGCCAATAATATGCCTATCTTTCTAAATGTCTCATGAACTCTGCCTCTACGAAACTGATACTCTAGTGCCATTTCATGGAAGTGTTCGTAATGCCATTCATAGTTTGCTTTTGATTGCATAGTCCATGTTGTGCATGGATGGTATTTATGAACTGCCAGATAATAGAAATCATCTCGTTCATCATTGAATGAATAATAAGTTTGAATTGTTTTGCCAGACCTTGATGGTCTTTTCTCTGGTGTGCCATCTAATAATCGATGTGCAGTAGATAACATTTGTGCAGACTCGACAATCATTTTAGGCACATGTTTGTCGCATAACATTCTAGCTGCTACTCTAGGGTCTTTATCTAATACAAATATGTTCATGAATAATTCCTCGAAAATTTTATATCGCCTCTGTAATTTCGTTGATAATGAATTGCACCAACCATAAACCCAACAGGAAACCCATGAGTATTACCAGTGCCTAAATTAACAATCTCTTTTACATCGCCATATTTCATAACTGCTTGGTCGTTACCTTTTGATTTGAACAATTTAGAAAAGGGCACAAACATCACAACATTGTCTGCAACTTCAAATGCCTTGTCTAAAAAATCATCGAATATACTGTAAGGCGGATTAGTAATTATCCAATCGACTTTACCATTGTAATCAAAGAAGTCTTTGCCTTCTGATATCTCACACCAATCAACATCTTCAACCTCTACAGATAAACCTTTGAGTGCATGATTGTATTCTTGCATTGCTTTATAGAATGCACCATCGCCACGGCAAGGTTCTAACATTTTACCTTGTGGTTCGAAATGTTCAACTATCCACTTTGCTGTATGATAGGGTGTCATAACAACATCTTGTTTTGTTGCTCGACCTGTTTTGTTTGCAGTGGTTGGTTTCATTTATAAAATATATGATCTGTTATCTGAACTGTCTCGTTTAATGATGATGCCCAATAAGGGTCAACCATAATAGAATGATAATGTGTTGCGCCCTCTGTAATGTCAGGATACTTACCCATAATAACATCTTGTGCAATAACATAAGACTCATAAAATGTATCAGTATCTAATGGTTCGTCTGATTTGCCATCACAGAACCAACTAAACTGACATTGATGTCTGATTGGCACCATGTTGCCTTTCCAGTTCTCACGCCATCTTGCCTGATATACAACATCACAAACATTATCGCCGTATGAACTATGTTCTATTCTGTTCATAACAACTTGTGCGACTGCAACTTTACCTGCAAGAGGTTGATTGCCTGCCTCAAAGTAAATGTTTTTTGCAAGACAAACTGCCTCACCATTCTCATCAAACGCTAATAATTTTTGCGATGATAAACCAAAAGTTAGACCCAATAAAGCGCCTAATATAAAGTAAACGAATCTAATTCTCACAACTTGTTTTTTATTCCTATAATACACCATGACCTCCTCTTAGTCAAGTTAGTTTTCTCTATCTAGGATAGATCGTAAATGAAGTTGCAAACTCTTTAATGCAATGATGTGGTGCTCTATTGTAAACACCAGGTATAGATTTACCTCTGTATCTGACTCTTGAAGGATTGTTCTTCAAGAACTTTAATACAATAGGATTCTCTCTCTCACTCATTGGTAAGTTTGCATACTTAATATCATATAAGTTTATCATATTAATACCCACTTGTGACACAAGAATATTCAGTAGCACAGTTTATGGTGCCACAAAC